ATTTGTATCACACTTATTTGCTAGGCTCATTAGCCTTGTGTCCTTTATTTAGTTTTGATACTGAGTATCCTATCAGATACCCTCGCCATAGTCAAGGCGACACGCCGTAGGCGTTGTGTGAGTTATTTCACATTGTGTAGGCTTGTTATACAAGCGTTACACATAGCGGGAATACTCCGCTTAGATACATGAGCGGTCTTACCGCATAGCATACAATTTTTCTTAATCATTAGTTATCCTTTCTGAGATACTTTCTTGGGTCTTATTCGCTAGGCTCACCCGCTAGGCGGTTTATTTGCTAGGCTCATACCCTTATTTAATTGTTATAGGAGTATCCTATCAGGTACCTTGTCAAAAGTCAAGTCTAAACACGGCGTGTCGCATGTGGTGTTGATCACACTTTCCGGAGGTTATCCACAGGTCAGACCATTCATGTGTATAAGTAGTGTGACCCTTATCACAAAAAATAATTTCCCGACACGCCCGAAAAACGGGCTAATTTGTCAGTGGTGGGTGTTACACTTTCAGTATAAAGAAAGTTAAAGAAGGTCTTTAACAAGAAAGGAGTCAGAAATGAAATGACAAACTCAATCTTTGCAAGAGTCGCTACACTTAGCGACTACCCACAGGGGTTAATGAACCTCTGTCAATGTGGGCAGGTTATCCTAGCCCCTGCTACTGTGCATGACATTTGCACAGAAAATGGCGACTCTTATGGTCGCACTTGCTACCACTCACAATGTGGTCGCTCTCTCTAAGCAATTAGAGAAATAAAAACTTAATAAAAATTAACTAATAAAAAAAAGAAAGGTGGTCTCAAATGACTACACTAAACACACTATGTAAAGACCATAACCCTATGGTTTCCGCTATCTCTGAAATAGGAGATGAGCAATTCACTTTCTGCATGGATTGTGAACAAAACATTGAGCGTTACTACTATGATAGTGACCCTGAGCAATTCCCTATGTGGACAGATTGGTATGTGTCTAAATGAGAGACTTTGTAAAAAATCAAGAATTAGAAAACTATTGGTCAGATAGTGAAATTGACCCGCTAGCAAAAAAGTTAGATGAAATCATAAAGAAAGGAGTTTACTCAAAATGAAGTTTATTTACACAATAGCCGTTGAGGTTGATGCAATTGACCAAGATGAAGCAACTTGGTTAATCTATAATTCTAAATTAGAAAATCTAAAAACAAATTGTTTAGAGATTGAAATTGAAGAGACTGAATAATGAATAATTATTCAACTCTCTGAATAAAATTTCCGGAGCTGTGGATAACTTGTGGATATCTTATGTGATCCTTATCACAAAAATAATTCTACGACACGCCCGAGATTTCCCATAATTTGTCAGTCCCCCATGATAGACTTTCAGCATAAAGAAAGTGAGAAACTCTCACAAAAGAAAGGAGTTAGCAAATGACTAACTTACTAAATAACAACTTCTATAAAGTCCCTAATGGATTTTTTCAGATTAGCAATAACACTAATCTAAATTGCGACCATAGCGGTTTCGCAGATACTAAAGGTTATACCTTCTCAAATGGTAAAACCTCAATAATCCGCACTTGCGAAAAGTGTGGTTCAGAAAAAAGATTTTCTTCATACATGAAAGGTGGTCGTAAGTAATGGATACTTATAACAGAATACTAAAAGAGCAACAAGAAAAAAGAATTGCTCAGTCAATAAAAGATAAGGCTATTGTTGAGGCTATGTTCTCTAATAACCCTCGTCCCCTAAATAATAACTATCAACCCGTTGGTATCTCAGTAAAAATTTCTTGCGACACTCTTGGTGTTCGTGGAACTATTCGTGGAAAGGCGGTTGCTAAATGAAAAAGAATGTTTTGATTAGTTTCGTTACTGAAGCAGACACAGATCTGCAAGCAGTTTTCAATCTAAATAAAATAATGCAAAAACTTTCTGATGATGAATTAGAAAAGTTTGATGCATTTGAAGTTTTAGATGTTGCTGAATAAATAAAAAAGTTTTCTGTTGGTGAAAGCTGACAGAAAATTTCCGGGGCGTGTGATCTAAAACACACTTACGTTACGGCGTGTCGTCTTGACTTTTTGAAACTAATCTGTTAGACTTACATAGTAAGAAAATAAAGAAAGGATAACTAAAATGGACTTTTTGGACTACATGGACGAAATCTATGAGGAACTTGTCTCAGAATTTGGACATGAAATTGAAGAAAAATGTGAGCATTATCACATTCCGCAAGCGTAAGTCTAATTTGACTTTTTGCTAAAAAAATGAAATAATAGAATTATTAGAAACTAAAGAAAGGTGACAACTAATGTCAGCAAACATCTATACTATCGAAAGCCTACTTGTAGGAAAAACTTATCACTCTCGCACACTAAAGGGAGAAATTATCTCAGCCGAAAAGTCTGATGTATGGTATGGAGCAGATACCGAAAGTTATCTTGTTCAGGTTCGCCCCCACTACTCAGCACCACTAGGCTTGAAAGATACATACCGCACACTAGCAGTTAGGATAAATGACTAATGAAATTAGATGAATTCAAAGCCCATGTAGAGGCACAGCGCATTCACGCATTCATTCTGATTCACCATTCCTGAGTCAGATTCAAACACTACCCGCAGGCGTATTTGAATCAGTAAATGTCCAAGCCGTTGAGGATTTGCTAACACTTAGCACTTACACGTTAGATGAAGTGCAGGCAGAGTTAGACCGAGTAAATGAGGGTGGAACTCATGCGTTTATTTTGTTAGGAGAAAATAACTAATGATGACACGCAAAGACTATGTAAAGACCGCAGAAATTCTAAAAAGTTTTTCTGAGGAGATTCACCCCGCAGTATTTGAGGACATGGTGGATTTGTTCTCTGATTATTTCTTAGCAGATAATGAGAGATTTGATAAAGCAAGATTTGAAACCGCTTGCGGTGTTGATGAGTTAGGATTGATTGACGCATGATAGCATTGCAAAACATTAGCACAATTTTGTTGTGCGTTGGTGTTGGATTTAGTTTAGCTTATTTATTTGTAAACTGATCCACAAAAGTTTTGTTGAGATTTCAATTAGATGGTTGAAGTTTCAACAAAATTTCCGGGGGGTTATCCACAGACTTATCCACAATGTGAATTACGTCACATTTTATTTATTTCCACAATTTTTGGGCGTGTCGATTTGATTTTGTCAGACCCAGATGATAGGATTACAGAGTAATTAAATGAAAGGAAAACTCATGAAAAGTAATTTTGAGATAACGCAAGAGGTAAATGCCCTTGCTAAAAAGCACTATGGCGAGCAAGACCTTGCTTTCGTATGGGGTTGCGCCCAAGCACTATTAACTACTAAGCAATTAGAGTTAATTCTAGGAATACTAAAAGATAAGGAGGCTAAGTAATGAGCGAGTTTATCTTTATTTATTCTGTTTGTGGCAATAAGGGGTCTTTTGTGGATATCTATGATTTAGAGGCTAATCCGCATGGGGTTATTTGTTGTGATAATTGTCACAGTATTGTGGCTACCCGTGAAAGTTGGTTTGCCGAACACGGAGTGTCGGTTTGAGTTTGTCAGACTAATCTGATAGGCTTTGAGTATTGAAAGAAAGGAAATGAAAAATGGATAAAATAGAATACGCAGTAGAGAGAATTCGTAATTGCGATTTCTGCGGAGGAACAGGGTCTCAGTTTTGGGCTAATGGCGAGGACTTTGACTTTGAGACTTGCGAGGAGTGTAATCCTCATGAGATAATCTTTGACTATGACGGACACATTGTTTGGGATAATGGAACACTATTTACAACGCAGGAGGCTAAATAATGGGAAGTAATTTTGCTAATGATTTAGTTACACTTGGAGATTTGGGTGTTGCCCTAGACATTGAAAGTCAGATAGGAATACACCTACGCTCTAATCACTACCCGCCCGTACCGCTTTCTATGGTTCAGCCTTGTATTGAGGCTATTGACGCAGTAAATGACGCAGGACTTTGGAACCTAGAAATACCGCTGCCAGAGGGTATCTCATGGAAGGGTTGCGACACCGCACCCGCCCATGCTATTATTGAAGCACACCACCTAAACGCTTGGCTTATTGAACGAGAGGAATACTAAAATGGAATACACTTACTCAGTTACTACTTCGTATGACGGAGAATTAGTAAATACTTTGCGAGTATCAGACATGCTTGAAGCAGTATCAGCATGGGATAAGTGCGTAGACTTTGGAGATGCTAAGGAATACGCAACCTATAATCTATCAGACCCAACGGGTAAAATGTATACAAAAACTTTTTATCGTAACGGGAATGTAACGGGTAAATAAAAATGCCTGATACAATAATTAACATGGATTATCGCATGATAGATGTTCTCAATTCAGATCAGTTAGAGGTAGATGACCTAATTGATTTGAATGGGGAAATTGTAAAAGTTATTTCTTTGTCACCATTGCGTTATGGTTTTGCTCTAACATATGAAGATGAATTTGGTGAGAAAGATATCGTTGATATTCTTGATGATGAAACTTTTGATTTGTATATTCTAGAATAGCTGCTAAAAATTCCGGGGCGCACCTTTTGTCCCAAAATGTCCGAATTACGTAGGACACGCCCATTTCCCCAAATTTGCCTTTCTGTTATTTTTGTGTTATTATTTTATTATGCTTAAAAAAACTAATGAGGAAATCAGGCGCTTAATGGAATTGAGACGCTCTAATGCCGCCATGCCTCTTAGAAATAAAAAGAAATATTCTAGAAAAATTAAGCATAAAAATATTGACAAAAAAGAACAGATTGGATAAAATATAATCATGGCCCTTATTAGAAGCAAAGATAGAAAAGTAACTAATGCGGTTTCCCCTAATGGAAAGACTGCTACCATTGCGAATACCTTCGGACTACCCGCAGGAAAAGATTTCTCATGCCCTGGACAGACACCGACATGCGCTAAGGTATGCTATGCGGGAAAGCTTGAAAAGATCTATAAGGGTGTTAGGGATGTATTGCTACACAATTGGGAACAATTAAAAGACGCAGACCATGACACTATGGAAGCATTGCTAACAGATATGATTAATGAGTTTAGAAAAGATTGTGAAAAGAAAGACGCACCATTGCTATTTCGTATCCATTGGGACGGGGATTTCTTTAACGATGAATACGCCTTCGCATGGAAGCACGTTATTCTAAATAATCCTGATATTAAATTCTGGGTTTATACACGAGTAGCCTCTGCCGCTAATATGCTTAAAGACATTGATAATCTTTCTTTATATTTCTCAACAGACGCAGACAATAAAGACATTGCTATTAACCTTAATAATGATAAGGGAATTAAATTAGCATACCTTGCAGATACCTTCGCAATTGGTCAGGCGGACATGAAAGAGATGATTGGCAAGGTAGGCGCAAAGTGCCCTGAGAATAAAAAAGCCATTCCGCTTATTTCACAAAGTGGATCTGCTTGCGTGTCTTGTGGATTGTGTATTGATAATAAGGCTAACATAGTTTTCTCTGCTAAAAAGAGGTAGAGGAGAGGGGACTTGCTAAATACCCCCCAAAATGGTAAAATGATAAAAACAGAAAGGGCAATAGTGGAATTAGTAATAATCTTAGTAATAACCCTCCTAATGCTCATGGGCATGGGTCACGAAAGGTGATTTACCTCACAAATCTCAAATAATGAGATTTTTAGGGAAAATAACTTGACAAAGCCAAAAATAAATGAAATAATAAATACTATAAAGCAATACCAACTAACAAAGGAGAAATAATGTCAGTATCAGTAGCAACATACAAGGTGGGCGACACTTACACTTCACAGAAGTCAAAGGTCACAGGAGTAATCAAGGAGATTGTTCCAACAGACAAGAACACAGTTCGTGTGAAGTTAGATGTAAATGGTGAAGTTCGCTGGACAACTTGGAAAAACAAGTAATCTTAGCAACCGCTAACCTGACCTGAGCAAGTCAAGGATAAACTGCTCAATTTGATTTCTTACCTAGAAAATGCTAGACTAAGATAGAACCCCTAAACACCAAACAGAGAGGCAATACAAACATGGCAAGAGGAAAAGCAATTAGCGTGAAAATCGCTACACCTAAAGTTATCAAGGCTTTAGAAACAAAGTTAGCACAACTCCAAAAGGATAAGGCTAATCAGAAAGTAAATGAGGAGAAGTTCTCAAAGGCACAAGATAAGTGGAACAAGGAAGTCGCTAAGTTAGCACTTTCTCAAATCTCTAAGGCAGAAAATCTACGAGCAAGCACACGCTACAACGGCATGGTAAATGTAGATTTTGATTTGCCAAAGGGAACGATTGACCTTCCTGCTGAACCTGAAAAGGATTTTGAGACCTACCATGAGTGGCAATACAAGGAAATGATTGAGGAAATCGAAAACGCAATTCGTATTCTCAAGATGACAGATGAGGAAGTAGTCAATACTACAACCTACAACGCTATCGCAAGATACTTGTAATTCACTCTCCTGAGCATGAGATAAAACTGCTCAACACAAAAAACTAAGAAAGGAAAAACAAATGACACTAGGCGGATACACTTATCAGATTGGTGATTTATTCACTACTTCTAAAACAGGTGTTACAGGACGAATTGAAAAGTTTGTTCCACAAAGTAAAAATGTAACTCGTGTAATGCTACGCTTGGCAAATGGTCAGCAACGATTTGCTATGGTAAAAACTTACTAATAAAATTATTTCTGCTCTATTTCCTGGTTGGTTTTTAGAGTAGATATAAAAATCCTGAGCATGATGTAAAACTGCTCTCCAATTTTTGGGCCCCGGAAAATGTGATGAAGATCACAGGGCAGCTTTAAGACACGATTTGTATTTTTCCAGATTTTCTGTTAAACTTATTACATACCAAAAGAAAGGAAGCCCCATGTTATCAACAGCATTGGCACTACAGCAAGCAACACAGGAAGCCGTCCATGATGAAAGCGTTATGGATTTAGCCTCTGCCCTATACCAACACAGAAATGAAATGACTAATGATGAATTTGCTAGAGCAATGTTCATGTATTCTGCTCATCTTGCTTCACTTACCACAACTCTTGTGACCCATGTCGTCTTGACAGAAAGCCAGTTAGATGAGATGATTAGTGTTATAAAGGAATTTGACGAACTAGGAAAGGAATTCGACAATGGAAACAACAACTAATAACGACGTTACCGTAATGAATGCAACTGCAGAATTTTTACATTCACAGATTGCACAGAAGGATACCCGTATTGCACAACTTGAGGAGCACGTACAAAATGTGACTCAACGTTCATATACAGAATCTGCAGAGCGCAGCCGTATGCGTAATGAAATGCAGGAATGGACCTTGGAACAACTGGATGAAGATTCAATTACACAATCGCAGGCCGAAGAAATTGCAAGCATTTGTGGTTTTGAATTATCCAAGGAAGTTGAAGTTGAGGTAACCGTTCAATATTCAATTACTGTAAATCTTCCACATGGTGAAGATATTCAAAATGTAATTCATGATATCGATTTCGATACCGTTTCATATGATGATGACAAAATTACTTGGTTGTCATCCTCTATTGATAGAATAGATTTCTGATAGGGGGCTATCCAGAAACGGACCTGGGCACTGTCTTTAAACTGCCTCACAATCTTCGCCAGGCTGATTAGGGCGATAACAGAAATACTATAGAGCCAGTTCACACTAACTGCAAGAGGTGTAAATTCCTAAGCATGAATCAAAACTGCTTATAAAATTTCCGGGGGCCTGTGAGATTGATCACATTAAGGGAATGTCCGATTTTTCCCAATTTCTAGCAGCCTTATTTGACATTGACAGCCCCGCATGATAAGATTGATAAATCAATTAGAAAGGATAAAAAATAAATGGCACATGAACTAGAAACGCAAAATGGCGTTGCTTCATTCGCTTCTTTCCGTGAACCTGCTTGGCATGGTCTAGGTACTGTATTCACAGAAGAAAAAACAACAGCAGAAATGTTATCTGCTGCTAACTTATCAAATTGGAATGTACGTCTTGAAGATGTAAACATTCCTAATCACTTATCATCAGATAAGAACTATCAGTACGTAGTGCGTACAAATCCTACAGATAATACTCAGACAGATGTTTTGGGTGTTGTTGGTGAGCGTTACCATGTTTTACAGAATGAAGATTTATTCTCATTCGGTGACAACATTCTTGATGGCGGAGGTCGTTGGGAAACGGCTGGCGCAATTCGTGGTGGTCGTGTAGTATTCGGCTCTCTTGCTCTTGAACGTGAGACAGTGCTAGACCCTAGCGGTGTTGCGGATAAGGTAAAAACTTATTTGCTTATCAATACATCACATGATGGCTCTATCGCTATTCAAGCAAGCATTACACCTGTTCGTGTTGTGTGCGCTAACACTCTCAATCTTGCGCTAGGCTCTAAGCGTGGAAAGAACGCTATCAAGCAATCTTTCAAGATACGTCACACTCAGACCGCCAATGGTAAAGTACAAATTGCTCGTGAGACTCTTGGTCTTGCCAATAAGTACATGGACGAATTCGATAAGATGGCACACGCAATGATTACTAAAGAAATCACAGCCGTTGATTTCAATAACATCATTCTTGCTGCTTATCCTAAGCCTGAAAAAGATGCTAAGGGTGCTATCAAAAAGTGGGAAACCAAAGTTGATACCATCAATGACATTTACACAGGCGAATTCAATGGAATGATTGCTGGCAATGCGTGGGGTGCTTTCAATGCGCTTACTGAACGCCTTGATTGGTATCGTTCTGCTCGTGGTGGTAACAACGAGAGTATTCTCGCTGCTGCTAGTGGTTTTGACGCTACAATTACAGCAGAAAAAAATCGTTTGCTAAAAGTTGTAAAAGATGTTTTAGCAATAGCGTAAATAAAAACGCAACTCCTGAGCAAGAGTATAAACTGCTCACTTTTTTATTTAGATCAGAAGCTGGAAAAAATCCCCCGGAAATGTCCGTTTTGTCCTTTTTATTAAGATTGTTTATATTATTTTTTATAAAAATTTAATTACGAAGGACTTGCTTTTTTCCCCGAATTTTGCTAAAATTTATTTATACCAAGAAAGGGAAATAAATGACTGAATCATTTCTAGAAAATGAAAATCAAATGGTAATAGATGCTATCTACCATGAGATTGGAGAAATGCTAGTAGAAGATTGGGTTCAATCTAATCTAGATGAAGGACAAATGTATGCTGATTTTAGGTTTGCAGAAATGTCTGATGATAATTACATAAAGGGTAGATTTAATCAGTTTTATAACCTTACCCCGTCAGACCAGTACTACCTAGAGTGGAATGAGGAAGCATAATGCTAGGCTATGAACTAGAAGATCTAAACAACATGACCTATGGTGTTGATAACGCTATACTATTAATCAACTCTGATGAGCACCCTGCTATTTATAACTATCTAGTTACTACTAGAGAATTTTTACAAGGCCTATGGGCAGAAGGGTATTTTGACTAATGCCTAAGTGTTTAGATTGTAATAACACAACAAGGTTTTGGTACCAGGAAATGGGTAACAAGCTTGGTGTTTATAATGAGGATGGATCTCTATATGATGTAGAGGATGACTTCTATGATGAGGTAGAGGGGGGCACTTGTGCTGAGTGCGAATCCACCAATATTGAGGGCAAACTGTAATTGACATTCCCCTGATATTTTGCTAAAATAATATAACAACAGAAAGGACCCTAAATGCCAAATTGGTGTTTCAATACCTTGACTATTCAAGGACCTAAAGAGCAAGTAGATTCTATCAAGGCTAAACTAAATGAGCCTTTCCAAAGACAGCATGAGCAATGGAATATGGAAACTCATCAAATGGAAATCAAGGATTACTTCTATAATAATCCTGTGTTTGCATTTTGGAATATTTATAATCCAATACAAGACGGTGTATCTAATGATACATACCTGCAACAAAACGACCACTCTAAGCCACTTGCAGAGCAGATGATGTTCAAAGGTAATAATTGGTATGACTGGAATGTTCGTAACTGGGGAACCAAATGGGACGTAGGTGTAGGAGATGAAGATAAGTATCCTGACACTGAACTGTTAGAGCATGAATCTAACGGTGAGGACCAATGGCTTGTGTATAAGTTCAATACCGCTTGGTCTGCACCTCTTCCTGCTATGGAGAAGTTGTCTGCCCTTGTTCCTAACTGTGTAGTTACTCTTTCATTTGAAGAGGAATCAGGTTGGGGTGGCGAATATGAATTCGTCAAAGGTGAGATTACTGCTGAGTTTAATTATGAAAATCAGTGCAGAGATTGTGATGAGACTGACTGCATGGAATACTGCGACAATGATTGTGGAGAAATCTGCAATAAATGTAATTGGCTAGGCGAAGCAGACCTAGAGTGTGTTGCAGAATGTGATACCCATAAGGTATTCTTAGATGATGAGCACGTTCCACAATATCGGAGGGTACAAGCATGAATCTAGAAACATTAATTGAGTTTATCAAGATTACTATTATTAGTCTTGAACAAGACCTAGAAGGGCTAGCAGAACAAATGGATAAGTTAGACCCTGCCTCAAAAGAGTTTGCTGAGTTAGATATTGAATATAACTTTATAAGTGGACAAACAGTAGGCATGAGATATATACTAGATGTAGCACAGAAAGGCTAACATGCAACCAACTACAATAGAACTTGAACCACATCTGCAAAAGCAGGTAGACCTAGGTTCAACTGGACTTGACATTATTCATGGGCACCTCAAAGTTCTTATGCTAGACGCAGAACGGGAACTAGAGGAGGCACAGCGTATTGAGGAGGAGAACGACTACTCAGACGCTATGGAATCCATGGAGCGTAAGTATTGGGAAGGCCAATGCGACGCTCTTGGACACCTATATGAATTAACATATCAACTATCATTTGCAATTGCAGACAAGGAGGAAAAGAATGGCTGAGTTAGATCTACAAGAAGCAACACGTCGTGATGATGTGTTTAAAGACCTAAATGATATTGTTGACAAGATTACTATTCTTCCTGTCTTCCCGTCACTTATGTGGGTATGGACATATGATGTACTACGCAACATCTATGAGAACAGCCGCTATGAGGACCTTGCTGTTAATGACTACGTAGATGAGGCCATACCTGCAGGCATTACATTAAAACAGATCTTTGATAAGTTCTGGGAAGATGTTGACGGCATTGGGCTCAGCATGGACCTTGGTGATGAGATCATTGAAGAAACTATTAGAGACTGGATGAGGGACAACGACTTCCTTGTATCCCTGGATGAGGACGGCTGGCTAGATGACTAAAGACGAACTAATTGATTTTATAGTTGATCAGATAGCCCTGTACGAGGCTGATCTAGAGATGACTACTGAGGAGGACTTTGCCTCATTCTATCAAGGTCAACTTGAGGCTTACGAGGAGTGTCTAGCAAGGGTGCGTGATATGCATGTATGAGCAATTGACATTATCTCTAGATTTTGATACACTTGAAGTAACCACTAAGGAAGGAAATAATAATGAATACTGAAACTATGACCTCTATGACCTACATTGGCTCTTTCGCTGTTGATAGCGGACAGGCTATTGTTGGCGACCCTTGCTACCTTGACAAATGGGAGAATTGGGCTGAGGACGAACCATTTGACAATCACAAAGAAAAAGCAGGTAACTATGGTTATCTTGGCTCATGTGGAGTTACACTAAGTGAGAGTAGCGCAGGAACTCTAGGCAACTCAGAGGCAGTAGCATTTACCACAGGCTATGGTGACGGACTTTATCCTGTCTATGCTAAATACAATGAGGACGGGCGTATCGTTATGGTTGTTATTGATTTCAATGACGAACTAAATGATGAGGAGCAAGAATAATGGGAGACCGTATTGTATATACCATTAGACAAGATGAGAACCTATCTTTAAATTTATACAGCCATTGGGGTGGCTATGATAGATTTATTGACTTAGCACGAGCTCTGCAGGCAGCCGAACCACGATGGAATGATTCATCATACGCAGCACGTATTATTGTTTCCCAGTTAATTGGGGACCAGTGGGCAGAGGAGATAGGCTTTGGTCTATGGGCCAGCACTGAGCACGGTATGTATGGAGGAGACCATCCTGATATCGTAATTGATTTAGTTAACAAAACTGTAGAAGATGAAACAGGTACCCATTCATTTACAGATTTTATTAATTATCATGGAGCAAATATAAAGGTTTGACTGAGGGCCTAGAGTGGTGACCTAGGCTGATAACGTGGGACGAGGGGTCCTCCCACGATAATAAAAGGGTGGAGCGTAAGTTTTCTTAGTTACTTGCGCTCCCCCACTATTTTTGATACAATGAAGGGTGATGATGAGACGACTACAACTACCAACTAGCAACGAAGAAAAGGTTGCAAAAAAGATAGGAACAATCTTATCTGACTTCTCTTTGGATTTGGAGCAGGTAGGAAAATACATTGCCGTTGCTTTACCTTATACAGTTTATGCAAGAGCAGTAGAAGTATTAGAGGCGGCAAACTATAATAAAGAAGTTGCAGAATATAATGAAATGCACAAACTATATCCTGAGAAATTATTTTAGGATATAAAAATATTGTGGCTGGGGATTTGACAAGGATCGCCCAGCCATGGTATTTTCCGGAGTACATTTCCAAACAACTTATTACGAAACCATCAAAATTTTCCAGAAATTTTATTACGAACTTTCAAAATATTTTCCAGATTCATGGGAATTTTCAAACATGATATCAAATATATTTTGATTTGTCAAGTATCAGGTATATAGCTTATACTGTATATAGGTATGTTTGTTGAGTATTCTTTATATACCGTCCCGTTTTCTGCCGCCCGTCTGCGGCGGTGTCTAATAAGCCTAAAAGACATTACGAACGCCCGATTTTTTTTCCCCGAAATTTGGACGGTATAAAACAATATACCCTGATCCCCTATATAAAACATTACGATAGTATATATAAAATCCCCAAATAGTTTTTAAATATTTTGCTACATTTTCTGGATATTTTATTACGAAATCAAATATTTTTTCCACAAATTTGGACATTTTTCTACATTTTTAAATCTCAATATATGAGATATATTTGTCCATATTGTGGGATATATAGGTACTTGACAAACAATTTGATATGGGGTATAATCCAGAAAATTTGGATATGTCTATATATAGTGGTTTTGGGATTACGAACCCCAATATGTAGATGCTCCATCCCCCACTATCCTCCATTTTCCCCCACCCATAGAAAATAATATTATTATCAGTAATATTTATTGTCTCAATATTTGGACAAAACAGGGGGTATTTATGATATAATTCCTATATGCCTAATAAGAATACTCAGTGGTATAAGGATTCAAGACTTATAGAAGCATTGGACCAGATACGCCAACGCAATATGGGTTTTATGTCTTATTGTTATTTTTGTGGCGCTAAGTCCATTGCTATTAAAGCGGTACAAGAAAAGCTATTTTCAGTATGTGGATCTCATGAATCAGATGAAAATTCAGGGGTAAGTGTAAAATCCTCATAAGATTCTTCGCATAATGGGCAAAAGCTATTAACACCTCTGGCTTTATCCATTCCAACCAGAAGTAATCCCTTATCCTGCATATCTAGGATATCCTTATCTAATCTCCCATATACTACTGGGATTAATTTAGACTTACATACTATACAGTTTGTTATCATACTAGGGTAATTATAGCATTTCCTATATACCGCCTGGTTTTGATATACCCGCCCAAATGCGATATACTTGATATATGCCAATAAATGAATGTCTAAAATGTGGAATATCCCTTAAAGATCCTTTATATTGGGATAACCATCAAACTATGTCAGATAATAGTATTTGGTGTGTAGTTAGAAAATCTTAACCATACCGCCCTGTTAAGGGCATATGTTGGTTATGGGGTTTCTATTTTTCGCCGAACTTTAAAGCATAGGTTGACAGATTATTTCAATTGCGCTATAATTGATACTAGAGACGTTGGCCCTCCCTTTCTGGGGCCATTTCCTCTCCTCCTGGGCATGAGGTTAAAAGGCCCCCTTTCTGTACTTGCCAAAAGCGCTACACTTTGCTATACTTGGTATGTGGGTAGAGTAGTTATATGCGACATATGCAAAAAAGAGATCGAGCTGCGCTGGGGTATCTTTGCACATGATACTTTAAGTAGACACAGGAGGGAGCATAAATGAGTTTAGATGACATGTTATTAAGAGAAGAGATTGCTAGGGCTATTGAGGCTATACCGCTTGGTGAAGATAATGCACAATTAAATGCACTTGGCATGAGAATATTAGCAGCAGAAGTAGCAAGGGGAAATAGATGAAATACTACATTACAGATCCAGATACTAAACAAAGCTTAGAGATTCCTGAAAATGTATCTGATAGTGTTATTAGTCAGTATCTTGATAGAAAGTATCTTGGCGTAATAGGACTTGGTTCTTTTATTATTGGATTTTTGTTAGGAGTATTAGCTTATGCGCTATAGCGATGATGATATGCGTGAATGGGAATTTGAGGTTGTTCATAACTCCCGCCCACCTTTGCGATGGATTGCAAATTTGTTTGGAAGTATTGGTGGATGGGCAATTCTAAAGGTTTCATATCTTGATGAGAAAGAAAACTTTGGTTTTAGATATACCGTTTATGGCAGCCTTTACAGCACATTCATGCCAACATATTATAAATATGGCACTGTATACAAGATGAAGTTTGAAGAAGATTATTTAGATTAACACTTGCAAAAGAATTAAGCATATGATATGCTTATGTAACGGATATCGTAACTTAGTAGAAAAGAGAGCAATATGAATCCTAAAGTAACACTAGTGGGTCGCCTTGGTGCTGATCCTGAAGCAATTGGAACAACTGGAGTTCGTCTTCGTGTTGTAACAAGTGATAGAGCAAAGAATGATAAGGGTGAGTGGGAAGATCGTGACACCTCTTGGTGGACGGTAAAAGCATGGAAGACTCTTGCAGAACAAACAAAGAAGACTCTTAAGAAGGGTCAAGAAGTTATGATTACTGGAACTATCTACCAGGAAAACTGGACAGACAGTTCTGGCAACAATAAGACTTCATACGAAGTAGTCGCAGATTCAGTTGGTTTAACTGCATATACTATTACGAAGCAGCCAGTAACGGCTATGGCTTCATCTGCATCAGAAAACCCTTGGAACTAGTTATACAAGGATAAGTTAGTAGTGGGGCCAGTGTAAAAGCTGGCCTCATTATTAAAAATTAGGGGAATAAAATGGGTAATTGGACAGAAGAGTTAACAGACGAACAGAAGAAACAAGTCTGGGATTTTATTGTATTTACTGTTAAAGAGATACGTGAACAAATTGCTATGGATATTGAATATACATATGAGGTTTGGGCTACCCACGGAAAAGCAAAGAGTAGACAAACAAAGAAAGCATTCATGGTAAGTGCAGATATTGCAAGAGGATTAAACGAAAGGTTGCCTAACAGTGGCGGATCCAAATCAAACACCGCAGAGGGGTAATTGGGTATGTCCTTGTAATGGCTGCAAGAAGGCAGCTAAGCAAGTAATTGATCAAATAGTAGAAGATTATAAGTCTTGTCTTAATATAATGGAAGATGATGGAAAGCTATATTGTCATACATGGTATAGACATGATGATTGTGTAAGATTAATGAATCTGTTATATAAGATTACGAATGATTCTAAATATACCCTGCCAGAAATTCGTGAGGAACTTAAAGAAGCAATTAATCATATGTTGACAGATCCTAATACATCTGAGATACTTAGAAGATTAAAAGATTAAGCAGCAATAGCTCAGTTGGTTAGAGCCCCCGACTCATAATCGGGTCGTCGTAGGTTCAAGTCCTACTTGCTGCACAATGCGGATGTTGCATAATGGTAGTGCCTCTGCCTTCCAAGCAGACGGTGCCAGTTCGATTCTGGTCATCCGCTCCATACCTCTGTAGCTCAGTGGACAGAGCGAGACTCTTCTAAGGTCTGCGTCGCAGGTTCGATCCCTGCCAGGGGTGCTATAATAAAATTATGAGCCTTGAAGATGATATAAGAGATATACTTTTTGAAATCGGTAAAGATGTAAAAATACATAAACTTATTGATGGTAATCTTATTATTGATATTGACTATGAAAAATATGTTAGTCAGATTGTGGACAAAGTTAAATTATATTATCCCAATACATAGTTCTTGGATCAAAATCAGATAGCTCTCTCACCTTGTATTGAGTTATCTTTTTGTTTGTGTATGCTGGGGCAGCTGACATTTTACCCTCATAGTCTTTTTGAATAAACATAGGATCATTAACTGCATAAACATTAAAGAATCTTTGTATCATTGCAAATGGTACATCCATAGGCATTGGGTATTCTTCAGCACAATATCTAGTAGTTCTAATACACATATCCACATAATCTTGTGTTAGATATAAAATAGCATGAGAGGATAGCATGTTATAAATGCGTAATATTTCTGGATACCCCTCAACTTTTTTGTATTTTAAATAAAACCCAGCATGACTGCTTTGTAGTCCCCATTGAGAGTTGCCCAGATATACCGCATCTGCGCCCTCTGGAACGTCTAGAATGGCCTTAAAGCTATGTGGGTCAGCATCATCCTCAAGGACTATGAAAGGGGCTGAGACCTGCCCTAGAGCCATTAATTGAGACTTAGAGAGTCCTACCCTGCCGTTCTTCTTGTCCTCTATTGCATTTATTCTTGTAACATTTTTGAATCCAAGATCTTTTAGCTGCTGCTCTATATGCTTTTTCTTATGCTTATCCTTAGACATATTAATATAAAATACGGGGATTTCTAATAAATTAATTTTCATTGTTCACCATATACACATTATAGTAGTAATCTATGGCAGATTTTCTTGGCAGAGAATCTTTATCTGTACCCTCTCGATTCAGCATTTGATTCCAAATCTGTAGTGTATGGCTATGCTTGCTTTTATTAATAACACTATTTCTTTTATCTGGATTAAATATGTCTTGCCACTCCCAGTAATTTATGGGATAGAATACGATTGGTTCTTGTATATATTTTTCTAGTTTATATTTATATATTTTTTCAGTAACCAGTTGAGGACCTATCTCTCCCCATTTTATTTTATTTTTATCAAATGACTGTGAAATATCAACTAACTCAGCAATGAAGTCAGAGTCTTTTGGAGCTCTCAACAAGCCATTAGCAATTATTTTATGTGGACCACCTTGCATACCGAAAAGATATTCTGGAAACTTCCATTTACTTTGTAAGCAAATATTGTCTGTATCTGTCCAAGTTAAGCCAGTCTTTTGAATCATTCTATATCTAAACATATCAGCAAATGGACCATATGAGTTATCTGTTTTAAATATCTTATCTTCTTCTATGATCTCTCTTGCATTAATTTTATTTACACCTTTTGGAACTTTAAGGTCCATATCATATACAAATAAATTAAAGCTATGCCCGTGATATACAAAAGAAGATAGACATAGATTTTCTATTTTACTTAATGGTCTTCCAACCCAAAGCGATCCAAATTCTGCCATGCTAATTCTCGTAATCTGGTATGTCTTTTATGTTCCAGAGAGACATTGTTTTATCTCTATCGTGTGATTGAATATTTCCCTCAATAATTATCTGCTCTGGATTAGGAAAATTAAAAGGATCCTGTTGAAGATTAATCCTACGCCAAGCACCCACTGGAATATCATTATTATTTTTATGTGATTTCCACATAAAGTTTGTTGTAAGTAAATACCTAGAGCCACTATCTTTAATATTTTTAAGTGCTTTAAAAACATCTGTGTTTGGTAAGTGAACAAGGCAATCCCTTACCATAATTAAATCTACTTTTGGTAGTGGATCATTAACAATATCAATAACATCAAACTTTACATTTTTGCTTGCAAACCTATCAGCATTTTTATTAATCATTTCTTTTACAATATCTCCACCAAAATACTTGATGCCAGAGAGATCTATGCGCTTCATCCAATTGAAGTCTCCACATGGAGCGTCTAGCATTGACTTGATGCTGAAGTCCTTTAGCATAATCTGTAGCTCTGGAATAAGATACTTCGTTTGTTCATAGTCAGAACCTGGACCAGAGAGTGACTCTTTTCCATTCCACGAATTTTCTCTATAGTATTTAGTAAATAACTCTTTGCTCATTATTCAAACATTCCTATCTTTTTAATATACGGTGCATATTTAGATTCAGAATCTATGTACAGAGTTGTTAAAAAGCTGGTTGCAATTGGACAATACCCTTTTTCTAGCATTGTTTTTCTTATTGGTGATCCATTGAACATGTCCATACTATCATCTTCAACCATTACGAAAGGTATTTTTACATCATGGGTGTAGGTTTTGATTACTTCGTGATCCATTCCCTCTATATCTATGTTCATGAAAAATGGTGTTTTTTGAAAGTAATCAAGATGAATAGATATAATTTCATTAATAGTTTTAGTTGGAACCTGTGCCGTCCAGCTTACAGCAGTGTGCTGACTGTTCTTTTTTCTTTCTGCAAATTGTGGAGAAAGTGTATTTGACGAGTCCATATCTCCAAACATAAAAAATTCTTTTGTGCCAGATTCGATATCCACTGCACAATTATATAATATATCATTAGGCCTTGTCTCATGCACCAGCACATTAAAATAGCTGTTAGGGTCTACAAGGGTGCCAAACCAACCCCTTTTATATAAAAAGTATGTGTTTGATTCTCTTACTGGATGAAAAGATCCAATATCTATATAGGTATTTTGATCAAATAGATCTTTGCCCATTAACCAAGATAGTCTTTTCATTACTCCGTTTAGTATAGAATCTTCTCCATATGAAGAATATGATTCAAACTTCTCGTATTCCATATACCCCTCACTTAAAATAGGGCGAGTCCATTTCTAGACCCGCCCCATTCAATCAACTAATTACTTAGCTTCCTTCTTCTTTGTAGCCTTAACAGACTTCAAAGCTTCCTCTACGGCAGATACCTTTGGCATACGGCCAAAAGCAGCGTCGTTAGGATTAATTGCTCTTGTTGCTACTGGTAGAAGAGCACCTACTAGTGCTGCCCACATATCTTTTGGATCTGTGATTCCAGCAACGTATAGAGTTGCAACTGCACCTGCAATTGAGCGCACATATGACGCAAGCATTGCCTTGTGTTTCTTATTTAGCTCCATTATTTCCTCCTAGGATATAACTTTAATTAGTATAGCATAACCAGCCCATAGCCCAATAATTCCTGCTACCCCTGCAAAAACTGGTGGTGCTGGAACTGGTAATTTGAATGCTGCGAACACTACGCCACATCCAAAACCTGTTACTACTGATAGTAATATGTCTTTCATCTTTCCCCCAATATGTGTTGTTGATAATGTTTCATGCAAAAATCAACATATCTTGTTTCTGTCATTGCTAACTTTTCACTTTTTTCTATGCATTGATCAACTTCACAAACAGCATAATCAAACTCTAGTACTTCCATATATGTCTTTACCCTAAAAAAACTCATTGGGATTCTTTCGGATCTGGATTGTCTATTGGTGTTGGTGCTGTAGCAAATGCTCCACATGAATGACACTGTATGTCTAAATGGTACATGCCTATAGTATAGGTTTCTGGATCAAAAGATACTAACGCTCTAAACAAACTGTCGCCACAGTTTGGGCAAATACATGTTGGGATGCCTCTAGCGTCTATCATCGATATCCTCTGGAAGAAGATTTTTTAACTCATATATTTCTTTTGATATCTTCTTGAGAGCTTTGTCATGTGGAGTAATCATACCTTCTACGGCAGCACCGTATTTGTTATAATATTCCAACTCTGGCTCTACCTCTTCTATAAATCTTGTAATTGTTTTTTGTGTTTTTTCAATGTATTCAAAAGCCCAATCACGAGAGTCAGATAAAAACTTTATAAAGCTTTCTTTGTGTGTTTTATCAATGTCGGGTTGATCTTGATTTGATTCTGCTAGTGACTCCGCAGATGAAAGATAAAGCAGTATAGTTTCTGCTAAGTGCTGAGTTGTTATTCTTAATTGCCTTGCAGTGTATAGATATGCTATAAAAAATGATAGGCCAAAAACTGAAATCAGTATTAATAATATATCCATCACGCACCTTTTCTCATATACAAGTATACTACATTAGTCAAAATAAATAGAGTAAAATTCTTTAAATTTGTGCCCACAAAAAACCTCATACTCCTTTAAAGATCTTATGTTGCCAGCACCATATGGTCCATCCTCTATTCCGCATAAAACCCTCATCTGTTTGTCTCTTGATATTTCTTCTATCTCAGTCCAAGAATTTCTTCTTATGTTGCTATCTTTCCATATCTTTTTATAGCCTTCTCTGCTATAAAAATGATACAAAATTGTTTTTGATGGGGAGTATATGTCCCAACCTCTAGTCCATGCTCTCATTGCAAAACATATTTCCTCACCAAAAAAAGATATTTCTTGATCATAAGGAACTTCTTTTACAATATCCCCTTTAGCAAAAATAAATCCACCCAGAACTGTGCTTGATTCCTCTGGATTAGAAAATGTTTTATCATCAAACTCTACCCTCAAAGCTGTCCATTCATTTCTTTTATTTAATAGAGGAATCTGCTTAGTTGGATATGGTTTTCTCTCTTTATCTTTTTTTGGATATGTTATTTCTTTATTTAATTCTATATGAAATGGTGGAGGGAAATAGGATAAAATAATTTTATTGTTTCCAGATATCTTTTCAGCCTTGCTTAATTCATCAATACATAATAGATCCCAGTCTTTTGCAAACACAGTATGAGAGTCTATTTGTAAAAAATAATCTTGATTAGAATATAGCCCCATTGCTTTTGATCTAGCATACCCTGCGCCTCTAGCTTCTTTTATGGTCATTGTTACTAAGTTTAAGTTTGGGATCCATGACATGTCTGGAATCTTTTCAATAAAATCTTGAACGACTAACCCAAAAAATAAATCTTGTGGATTGTGTGCGTTATCAATAGCTGACTTAACAGTTCTTATTAATTCTGGATCACGATAGCTTGCTATTGATATAAAAATTGTCACGATACATGGGTAGGCCAGTAATACTTACAAGGCTCTTTCCTTTCTGGACAACATGGAGTGTTGTATGCACTATTTACTGCATACTGATATTTCATGTAATACATAGGATCTTTATTGAAAAGACTAACTTTATGCGTTGTTGTAATACGCATTAAAGTATCATTATCATTCATCCATGAAGGAAGAGATGTTCCCCATCTATCACCGTACATATCTTCTAAAATAGCAATATTTTCTGCATTTTTATCTGTTTTAATGCCTCTAAAATTTGCTTCAGCAATCATTGTTTTAGCATAGGTATGCAGGGCACGTTCATGCTTTTTCCACATCAACACTGCTGGATGATTGCGCCACCCACCTGTTGGAGATGCTCCAGATAATACTTTAAGAATTTGATATGACTCTAATATTTGTTTATTTAGTCTTTTTGAATCTAACTCTTTTGCAGTTTCTAGAATATTTGAATGTGGTAAAAATGTTTGCATTACTTCTCCATAGTTCTCAAGCATCTTGTACAAATGTTGTACGACTTACCAGTATACGGGCATGAACCAGCACTTGTCAAGACATGATTTTTTATTTTACAAACTACAGACATGAACAATATTTTTATCATTGCAGTGGCTCTCTAGTAACTAATACAATTGCGCCTTCCATTTCTAAGGCTTTTTTAACCTGAGAAACATATTGCACAGCCTCAATCTTTTGGTCATGAGACAGGTGGAGAAATGACCTCTCATCTAATTTTATCGTAATAAAGGTATCATTGTCAATAAGGTTAATGCCAAAATTTAAAGGAGCTTGAATATTATGAAAAGCTCTACGCATTGCATCTGTGTACATGCTTACCCTTTATTTTTACCCTCAGAATATTTAAATATCTGATCTAAAGACTTCCATTCAATATCATCTTCTAATCCAAGTGCAGATAAAAGTATTTGCCATGTCTCCACAACATATCCTTTTGCAATGTCTGATGGTTCTACTAAATCAGCATCAATTAAAAATGCAAGAGGTAGCCCAAGATCATTGTATTCTATAAAATCTTTAAGATCTTTATCTTGCTTGTAGTTTGACCAAAGCTCAGACAATATCGCACAGATAGTATCAAAATCTGTTAATTCGTCTCTGTTGTCAGAATCTTCCATATTTCTCCCCAGTCCTTCTTACTCTTATGAACATTAAACTCCTTAGAGATTTCTCCACCCTCTAAGTATATACCGCCCCAAACGCCCCACTCTTTGCCTGATACTCCTACCGCAAAACATTGTTTTGCAACAGGGCATCCCTTGCATACAGAGTCAACTATATGTCTTGATTCTACACCTTCTTCGTATTTATCAAAAAATGTATTTGTATCTATTCCAAGACATGCAGCATCATCTTTCCATAAATGCTGTTGCACTGTTACTCCCTGTACTTATTCGGAATATCCCAACCATTTTTTCCAACTGGGTAAATTCTTTGTAGATACCAAACGCCATCTACTCTGACACCACTTACTGATGTTCGTCCTGACTCAGATCTTTTACGATCAACAACATCCCATCCAATCCAAGATAAGTTGCTGTTGCGTGAAACAATCTTTTCCATTTTTTCTAATCTATTAATGATCATTCGTTTCTCCTAATACCTAAATATTCCTACTTCGATTTGCTTAGATTCTGCGACAGAAACTAATTTTGAAACAGCCTCTTTTGGCTTACTTAAAAATGCAAAATAATTTATATAATCTATATTTTCTATAACCCATGAAGGTGGCACCTTATAATGCTTAATCTTCATCCCCCTAGCTTTCATACCACGCTCTGATAGATTACAAAACTCAGACAACATTGAGTTAATCCTTGCTGGTCCAGCAGAGTATATATGTAGCTCTTTGTCGTCAATGCCTATGCTAGACATTGCAACACCTATGGCACGAAGAAAAACTTGATAGTCATCAAAATCTTTGCTTCCTTGAACAACTATATTCATTCTTTTTCTTCCTTTAGCTTATCTAATATGAACATCATCTTTTCAATATCTTGTTTTGACATACTCAATGTATCAATTTGGCGTGTAGTTTCTGGCATAACGCTTCCATCTTTAATGTCTGCTGTAAAAAAAGTATTATCTTTTACCCAGTAAGCATTTTCATCTATTACCATTACCTTTAACATATATTTATTAGAGTGGTTAATAGATTGAGTTATGTGCTCTTTATTTTTTAAATCTTTAGGAATAAACTGCTTTGTCTTATTATAAATAATGCTCTGACTTTTCATAACAGTTTTTACCCCCTTAGATCTAATTTTTGAATTACGTTTAATTATATATGAAGATAGGTAAAAAGTCAACACGGCAATAATGCAGTATTGTAAAATTTGAACTAAAATCATATTGCTCATCTATACTATTGTATCAAAGTAGAGTTAGCGTGTCAAGTAGTGTTTAGTTATCAAACACTGTTGATAGAGATGAAGATTTTGTATGATCATTACCAAAACCAGAAAATATTTCTTTGCTCATTTTCTTTTCTCTTTCAACAATTTTACGAGACCAGGAAAATCCTGCGTCTCCGCCCCATGCATCCCACATGATTCGTCCATTTGATGGATTAGACGTATTATAAAAATCTTTTCCTTGCTTATCTACTTCATGACGAGAAAAGAAAGAGTACATACGCTTAACGGTGTCAAGAGATAGTCCACGACCTGCAACTATATCTGTTGCTCTTCCCCAGCCAACAGGAGTTCCAGCACCCTTTGCCTTGCCCTCTTCTTTCCATTTAAGAGCACGACGTGCTGCAGCCTTCATTCCTGAAGTAGGTGTATATGTTTCTGCTTTATGGATATCTGATGGTTGAACAATTTTACTTCTTGTCATCTTTTTTCTCCCCATATTTTCCAATAATAGATTTAATAGTTCCGTTCTTATTAAGACGAACAATCATTCCGTCTTTAATTTGAACAGCATTAAAAGGATGCTTAGTTTTATATTTTCCAGATGACATTACTTTGTAAACTTTCTTAAGTCAAAAGCAGATCCAGACCAAATTTTTTCAACAGGAACACAATTAGGAACCATTCTTCCATTTTTTCCTGGTTTCATTCCACGCTGAACATAGCCTTCCCAGCAAGGAGCTTTCTTTGAAACATCTTCTCCACAGCAATCCTTCATTGTTTCATCTTCTCTACACACTGGACAATTTTCACAATTAACGTTTAATTCTTTACAGGTTGGACAACCGCAGCCTTCATACTCTTTATTCATATCATCTTCATCTTCTTCATCTTCTTGCATGGATTTATCCATTCCAACATTAGACTCAAGAGATGGCATTTTCATTACGTCAGATGCTTTTGCACCAACAAAATATTCGGTCTCTTCAAGACCGCCTTCTTCCATTTCAAATAATTGAATTAATATCGCAGGCTCTTCTGCAGACGCAGGAATAGAATACTCTGATCCAGGGAATCCTAGCATTCCTTCTGTCATAACATGGACTACACGCCCAACATATACTTCTTCTTCATGTGGAGCCATAACCATGTCGCCTTCTTTTACCATGGCTTTATCAATATTTCCTTCGCTAACATTTATAGCGTAAATTTGACGAGCAGCAGCTCCTCTTGTTTTGTGGCAACCCATTACTGTTCCATCATCTTTGACAGCTGGATAGCCTGAACAACCGTATGAACCCTTAGAACCTACACTATATGGCATACAACCATTATATCAGAGTTCTTTTGTAAAAAGGATTCTCTTTAGCTCTTCTAAAGCCCAACGATCTTCTCTTGAAAGCTTTAAAATCTCTTCATCATTAAAGGCTAACTCAGATAATCTAACAATAGGAGACTCAGCCAGTAAATCCATGTGGACAAACCCCTTTTCCCATAGCCCCATTATTTCTGAGTTTACATGGTTGAGGTGCTCTTTATATAAATCTGGCATTACATCTTTTAGTTTGGGGGTAAATTGATATAAAAACTCACCAGTCTTTTCATCTACACCGCATATCTGCATAGCCCCTGATAATAATAGATCGTCTATAACTTGCTTAGATTCATCCATTAATAAAATCCTCTAGTTGCTCTCTTGTTTTTCCACCAGTCATTCTATTTACCTCTATTCCCTCATTAAATAGAATAAAGGTTGGAACTGCTTGGATACCGAAAGTTTTTACTAATTCTGGCACAGTATCTACATCAATAATCTGAAATCCTGCTACCGTTTGTTCACGGTTCATTTCTTCAACTATAGGCTTTGTTTTTTTGCATGGCTGGCACCAGTCAGCTGTAAAATAATAAACAGTTTTCATTTACCAGACTTCTTTCTTTGTGCTGCTAATGCTGAAAAGTCTTTAACCTTAGTATCTCCAAGATATCCCCAGGCATATCCATCATTAATCATCTTATCATTAACAGATTCTGTATCACCATTAACATATAGCCAACCAAGTATACGACCATACTTTTCAGATGAGTCCATTTTTTCTGTTTTAATTACTACAGATTTAGCTTCTTTAAGATGTTTCTTTAAATATTCTTTTGATTCAAGACCTAAAGCTTTTTCCATCTTATCTGATGTTCTAGATTCTGGCGTATCAATTCCAGCTAATCTTACACGCTGTTCAAAAAGAACATTAAATCCTAAATCAATTACAACATCAATAGTGTCCCCATCAACTACCGATTTAATCTCTCTGACATAATATTGATACATTAGTAATCCTTGCCCTGTGATCTATTTTCAATAAGCCTGTCACGTTCATCTGTAATTTCTAGCATGAAGCCCATCATTTTTATATATGCATCTGGATTGTTCATAATCTTATCATAGTGGTGTCCACAAAATAACAATTCTCCAGTTGATCCCTTTACCATGACATATGCTTGAGCACTGCAGCTATCGCATCTGTCCGTTGCATTTAATATATAAGGCTTTTCTTCAGTAGTACTTGGACGATTTTCCATTATTGGTCTGGCCATAATTGTATTATACATCTCTTTCTATTTGTCAGTTGAATAAAATCCAGAACCTTTGAATTGAATTCCAAAAGAATTCCATACTCTGCTCATTGATGTTCCACAACAAACTGGTTCTCGATCTTCACCGAATCCACGCTCAAACTCTATCTGAGAAGAGCAAACATTACATTTATAATC